ACAAACCGCGGACCAGGGAAAACGGATCCTATCGATCCAACATATATCAGCTAAAAATTAATGACAAAATGTCATTAATTCAGCCGGAGCCGTCAAAAAATCATGACAAAATGTCATTAATTCCCGGCCCAGACACACCGATTAATGACAAAATGTCATCAATTAATGACAAAATGTCACCCCTTGAACCCAAAAGAACCAATATCCCTAAAGGGAGCGCGCCACCAAAAAGCGCGCCCTCCGACCATCAATACTTCGTCGCTTGGTGGCAGCACGCCTATGGCCGGATAACAAAGTCCGCATTCGTGGCCTTGGACCGGCACTATGCCATGATCGCCAAGCTCCTCAAAAACATCGACCTCGAAGAGCTCATCTCCAGAGCCTGTGTCTACCTCACCATACCCGACGAACGCCGGTTCCCTCGCGGATCACCCACCATCGAAGGCCTTGTCCGCTGCATCAACGATTTTGGCGGCAAATGCAACACCGCCATCGAAGACACCTGTTACGACCTCGGCATACTACCCGACTACGGCCAGAGATTGAGAGACTTCACCCCTTGGAGGACTGATGAAAATCGTAAACTTTCGCAAAATTGAAACAGCGGGAATTCTGGTTGCCGCCTTCGACGTTCAATTCCAGCCGCTCATCGTCCGCGGTATTACGCTGTGCCGCAAAGACAACGGCGAAACCTGGATCAGCGAACCGGCCGAAAAATTCACCGGCCGCGACGGCAATGATGCCTGGAAAAAACACGTCAACATAACCGATGAAGCCCTGAAATCCGAAATACGCCGGCAGGCCATAGCCCTGCTTGACGGCGAAGCCCCGTCAAGCGANNCCGAAATGGCCGTCATCGGCGCGATTCTCCTGGACCCTGAAGCCTGTGACACCGCCTCGGAACAGCTAACCGCCGGGGATTTCTTCGAAGAGCGCCACCGCCTGATATTCGACGCCGTCCGGCTGTTACGCGCCACCGACCGCCCGGTAGACCTCATCACGGTTACCGGACAGCTCAAGGCGGACGGCTCCCTTTCCAGAGCCGGAGGAGCTCAGTACCTGGCGGAACTGATTGACTACGTTCCCACCTCCGCAAACATCGCCTATTACAGCGGCCGGGTACGCAAATCATCACTGGCCCGCAACACCATAGAAGCGGCTCGGGCAATCGCCACAGCCGCCTGTGACGAAAACGCTGACCTGGACGAAATCATCTCCAGCGGAATCAACCGGCTCGAAAACGTCACCTCCGGCCATGTCTCCACCGACCCGTTCCAGACCATCAACGCCCTGGCGGACAAGTACCAGCACTACGTCCGCACCATCGAAAAACTGCGCTTCACCACCGGCTTTCCGGAAATCGACAGCGTCATCAGAGGGGTTGGCCCGAAGGAAGTCATGTACATTCTCGGCGGCCCCGGCCTCTTCAAAAGCGCCCTGCTGCAAAACATCTTCATCGGCGCCTGCGGCCGGACAGACAAATGGTATCCCTACTTCTCCCTCGAAATGTCCGACATCCGCATGTTCGAGCGCACCGTGCAAATTGGCATGGGCCATTTCACCTACAACATCGAGAGCGGCTTTCATCACCATCAGGGCTACCGCGAAAACGTACTCTCCGCCCTCTCATCCAAAGGGGTAGATCGGCTGCTCATCTGCGACCATGGCGGGCTCACAATCGACCAGATCGAGCACTACACCCGGCTTGCCCGCCGCAAATACGGGGAAATCGGCGCCATCGGCATAGATCTTCTGGGGCTCACCACTGCGCCCGGAGCGTCCGGCCTGTTCGAGCTCATCGAAACCAACGCCCCGGCCATCATGAACATGGCCAAACGCCTTGATGTGCCGGTCATCGTCCTGGCTCACACCAAAAGGCCCCAGGCCGGGCTTCAGCAAGGCGCTGAAATGACCATGGAAGCGGGCAAAGGATCCGGGGCCATCGAGCAGTATGCCCGTTTCATGATCGGTCTCTGGCGCGACAAAGACAAAAACATCATCTGTTCCGTCCTTAAAAACACCAACGGAGAAGCCGGACTCAAATTCACCGTAGACATGAACCCGGCGTTTCTCCAGTTCAAAGGGTTCACCCCATATGACTCCGTAGCCGCCAAATATACGGAAGGAAAGCAATCCCGAATCCGCGGGAGGTACACGCAGGCCCCGGCGGAAAACGATCCGTACTGAGGGACAAATGGAAATCACCTGGTCCATGAAAGAAAAAAAAGGCGAAAACTGGGACAATCTCAGGCTCTCCGCCATAGCGGGCAAAACTCTGGAACAATTCTTCACCGAATCCGAAGGCCGCGAAATAGTCGCCGAATTCATCATCGAAGACAAGCCCTGTTACTTCTGCGGAACCGCCTACTGGATGAACAGAATGGGAAAAAAAGGCAGAGCCGTCACATTTGCCCAGGCCATCGAAATACTGCGAGCAAAGAAACCCGGCCTGCTTTCCGAAGTTATCAGCCTGCTTCCGGAAGTATCCGCCGCCTTCCCGGGTTCAGTTATCGAATCCCACACACAGACCGGAGATCTGCCGGAGGTGCAAAAACCATCCGTCCAGGCCGGACTGTTCTAAGGAGAAACCAACATGCAACCAACCAAAGCAACCCTGTCCTTCGCCGTCTTCGGCATATCCTACGCCCTGGCCGCCGCCGACGAAATAAAGCGCAACGTCCGCCGCCTCAGCGAACAATGGAACCGGGCCGAATCCGTCGAACACGCCGCCAACCGCCTCCTGGACTCCGTAATGCCCTCCGGCTCCGGTTACGAAGACAGCATAAACGCCGGGCGGATCTCCGACATGCTCCCGGCAGCGGCCAAAGAAGCGGGCCTCACCGGCAACCTGCACGAATACCGCGCTGCCTACGCCGTCGCCCTGGTGGACGAAGTGACCCGCCTCGCGCCCATAAACTCGCACCAGCACAACCGGGCCGCCGCCGCGCTTAAATCCCTCGACAAACTTCTTGACGCCATAGCCAGGCAAAGCAGGGGCATAAACATCCCCAAAGCAAAGCGAATGTTCAACGCCCTCGGCGAGCACGTCGATAAACTGTACGCAAAACCCGTCCCCAAGCGGCTCAGGGGCAAAGACGGCCGGTTCATCCGGGCGGAGGCGGCATGATGATAATTCCCGACGAAACCGGCCTGAAGCCCTGCCCGTTCTGCGGCGGGACCAGCCTGTACATGGACGAAATCGGCATAGACAACGCCATTGAATACTTCATCTGCTGCCGCGACTGCTACTGCGAAGGGCCGACAGGAGCAATCCGCGAACACGCCCGCCAATGGTGGAACGAAAGGGAGAAAAAGTGAAATACGTGCAACTCGCCCAGGAGATAGGTGCAATCGTAGAAGAAAAACAACTCGCCTACGGCGACAGCTTCGGCCAGGCCGGGCAGGTAATGCGGATCCTCTACCCGGACGGCATAGCCCCAGAACAAATGAGTGACGCCCTGTGTGTAGTCCGAATCATAGACAAACTGTTCCGTATCGCCACCGACCGCGACGCCCTCGGCGAATCCCCCTACCGGGACATAGCCGGTTACGCCCTGCTCGGAGCGGCCAGGGTGGAGGCCGCCTGCTGAAAAAGGTAATAGAGGAGAGCAACCATGAATAAGGCCAGGCTGTGCAAGAACGAAAATTGCAGAAAACCGCTGGTTATGAGGCCGGACGAAACTTGGGCAAAGTTCGCCATGCGGATGTACTGCGACAGCAAATGCTATCGGCAGCAAAAAACGACGCAGGAAAAGCAACGCCGCAAGGAGGCGAAACAGGGCCGCCCGAAAAGGGTCGAAATGCCGCTGCCCGTGGAGTCTGCGCCTGTAGTGAAGACGGTTCGCCGATGCAATCCTGACCTGTTGATGGCGCGGATGCTACGCGGTTCGGTGTGGGATAGCAGCAATGGGTAACGGACCAGCCTGCGCCGACAGGTGCCATGAGTGCGGCAAGGAGGCCTGTCAGGGCGACTGCACGAGTGCATTTATCGCGCATTGGACAGGCAGCAAGTGGGTGTGGCTGTGCTTGGTGTGCGTGGTGGACGCACGGAGGAAAGACGATGAACCAATCTGATACCAAAATTGACGGCAATAAAAATGTAGATACGGCGCTTGATTCGGTTCTTCGGGCGGCTGGGTCGGCTCTGGAATATTACACTCTGCCGGGCAACCTGGAGCGGATGCGGGAAGCAATGCGTGCGGTGATGAGCGAGTCGTACTCGGAGAGACAAATGGACATCGTAATCGACAGCATGGAGGAAATCCGAATCCATTTCGCTAAGGGTCCGGGAGAGCCGGGCACCGCTATTACCATCACTCAAGGGATGCCTGGTCTCGGAACTGTTGAAATCAAGGGGGAGTCTCAGGCGATCAACTACAAGATCGTTAAGGGCACTATCGAGGAATACAGATAACGGGAGCCGCGGGTGACGCGCCGCCAAGCG